TTGTTTGTGTTCAACCCACTAAACACGCCACCGCTACCGACAAACACGACGCAGCCATCGCCACTATGGCCATGGCCAACTAGACAATTTACACCTAGATTTTTAACTTTAACCAAACCTTTTTTTCTGGTTGACTACAAGAGAAACCGGTACAGATTTTTAATACTTTTGAAAAAATTTGATTCACTTTTCATACCACATTATCATTTATAATGCCAAAACACTTAGATTTTTGTAATATCCGGTGTGCCAAAGCCGCAGAAGCCGAAGAAAAAGTATTGGAAAATCCAACAGGAAGCAGATTTTAACTCACTAAACTTTAACAAAAAATTGAAATACTTTTTTGTTAAAGGTTGAATAAAAGCAGAAATGACCGTTAAACGCAACCTCGTATTCTCTTTGCCTGATACATTAATGGCTAAGGTCTTTGAGTATGACAATACTTTTCGCATCTTCGGGTCTTCCGAGTTCAAGAAGGACTTGCAATACGGATGGTTAAAAAAACAGACCTCTTACGCCAGATTGAATGTTTTTGATTTGATTGATCTTTACCTTGATGATGACTACGATTGGGTATTCAAAAATGAGTACTGTTACATCGCACATTACGAACACTCTTTTGGCTCTAGAGTGTTTGTTCAGAATCCCGATTTTATGGTATACATTCCACCCCCCAAGAACAACGTGCTTTACTATAAAATACTTCCCAAAGAATTTATAAACAAACCCGACAGCTTCTTTCGAAATCTCCGTTTCGACGGATTCTTCACTCATACTGACGAGACCATTTTCCCCTCTTTGTATCGCTATGTCAGACACGTTGATTTCGTTGAATGGTATGCTACCCCTGAGGGACCACGCGCTCCATCCATGTACAGAAATATTCATTTCTACTTTTAACTTTTATTTCACTTTTATTTCACTAAAACAGAACCTTAGAATATCCAAAAAGTATTCAAATCTTATATGGAAACCATTACAGAAATGTAATTGTGAAATAGTATAATGCCCTTTTGGGTGCTTTTACACTATTGAGAAGGAGAATAACAATTTTTATTTTTTATAAAAAGTTTGTCTCATTTTTCTTTTTGGTCGGGGTAATTTACAATTTACACCCTTCATTTAAAACCGCACCTTTAATTTTTGAAAAAAATTGAATTGCTCTTCACGACATGCTCTTCACGACAAATTATAATTCATTTTTAACATGCCCAAACACGATTTAGATTTTTGTAACATTCGATGTGCCAGAGCCGACGCAAAAGCCGAAGAAAAGTATTTGAGAAAGTATGAAGAAGATGAAAGATACCAAAAAGAGTTGCAAAAAAATGCAAAAAAAACATGCAAATTCTGTCACCAACACGGACACATAGTGTATCAGTTCGGCGTATTAACCTGCCCCAAACTTAAACAGACTACATGTAAGAGATGTAAATTAATTGGACATACCCACAAATTTTGCGTTTCTATTACACCTTTAGAGAGAATACAACGTTAGAGAAAAAATTCATTATTTACATATAGACATTTTTTAGACAATATACATTTTTTTAGGCATAGTAAACGCTTTCTAACCATATCCACATTATTACATCATTATTAATGTTGGGGTAACAATTTGCGTATCCGGTCAAATTATTACGAATACTCTCACACGATATATCATACTCCCTCTTACAAATATCTTTACGTTGAAAGAAGCCATCAAACAACATCGGATTTCGCAAAAACTCACAATTTCGTTTTGTCGCACCTGCAGGTAATATTTTGAATTTTAATAATCCTCTCTCCAACGGATGAAAATATATCATAAATTCTTCCATAGTGTTACAAATTACTCTGTCATCAAAACCTTTAGAATACGTGTCGCTTGTTATTTTTACGTATTCATTCACAAAATTTCTTGAAACTTTCCAATATTTTCTTAAAAACGCGTCCTTAATATATTCTTCCAACATCATTCGGCATGATTTCGTGTTTATTAACCACCATTTGGCTAGAATCTCTTCTTTGAAAAGAAGCGTCTTGAGTATATCACGATAAATACTGTTTTCATATTCAAAAACAATTCGCATTAAATGATCCGGTAGAGACAAGAACACGTTCAACGGTTTATAATGACAAGGTTTATCCATCTTTCAATAGCTTTAATTAGATGCTGTTTTATTCTAAAAAGTATTTCAATTTTTTTAATGGATTATGAAAGAAAATTGTAACACGCATTTGTGTATTTATATTTTACACATGGAATTTACACCATATATGGTCTAAATATTAAGAAAAAAATACGTAATTTTTTAATATGTATAATTATTATAATGAGTACAAATATTGACGACGCTGTTTATTCACCCCTAAACACATATGCTATTTTAGCAGGTTCGGGAATAACAACAGTAAATAAAACTACCATTCCAAATGGATTTGTGTATGGTTCATCACCGACACCAACATACAGAGGAACATTTGTAGGACTACCCCCAGATTCTGCTAATGCTCTATTGTCACAAACACAATTAACCAACTTAGTTAATGCAATTCAAGCTGTTGCTGTTACTGATACTATTGTTGGAGCCATTGGAACAGTAACGTATACTCCTGGTAGACACAATTCATCTACAATCATAATTTATGCTTCAGCAACAAATATTATTTTAGACGCTCTAGGTAATAACAACGCTCAATTTTTTTTCACGGCGGGTACAAGTATTACATTTGCTTCCATTTCATCTATAACTTTAATTAACGGTGCTTCAAATTGTAATGTTTTTTGGTTAGCTGGTAGTTCTATTTCTTTTACAGGCACTTCACCTCCGTCTATTCCAGGAATTTTTATTGCGGGGACAGCAATTACATTTGATAATGCTTCTCGAGTTTTTGGACGTCTTTATGCTCAAACAGCAAATGTAACATTTGTAGGAACATCATCAGTAAATGGTAATTGCGATATAGTTTGTTATGTCAAAGGCACTTTAATATTAACTAAAAATGGTTTTGTTCCAATAGAAAATATTAAACCAGGTGATAAACTTTTAACAAAAGGCAAAATACACAAGGATAAATTTGTAAATAATCGCACTCTTCTAAAAATAAGACCTGTAACATGGATAAGTAAATTTAAAGTAATCAATTTAGATGCAGCATCTAGGCCAATATGTATTAAACAAAATGCATTTGGTAATGCATACCCATTTAAAGATTTATACGTTTCACCATGTCATCGTTTATTATTAAATGACAGAATGGTTTTAGCTAAAAATATCGTTAACGGAAAAACTATTTATCAAGATAATGAATGTAATAATATAGAATATTACCATGTAGAATGTAAACATCACGTCGCTATTTTTGCTAATGGCCTTTTAGCAGAATCTTATTTAGATTCAAATAACCGACACGTGTTTGAAAATAGTGTAAAAAGCACATGCGTGTAAAGAAATACATATGAAGCTAAAATCTTCACAGGTGTAATTCTACCAAAAGTTTACTGAAAAACTTTTCTGAAAACGTTTATGGATTACGGCCTCTCTGTTACCTCTTGTATTTGTCGTCGCTTGTATTAATTTCTGCATTTTTTCGTTACGTGCAGTTAAAGCTTTAGAAACTAATTCGTTGTGTTTTATTTTGTCGGTGATCTTCTCTCCAGCCTTGTGTTTTTTCAAGATTTCAGCTCTTTTTGTCGAACATAAAGGACATAAACACCCGTTATCGATATAATGCTCAAACTGAATACTATTATAATTCATGTTTTCAACACTTATTTTTTCGTACAATCTGTATTCGTTTTCTTTGAAATGCTCTTTTTGTTTCGTTATTTTTTTATCCCACGCATTTAAGTATTCCAATTTTTCTTCGGGTGAATAATAATATTGAAAGTATTTGCATTTTTTTATAATTTCCAAATAATTGACAGGTAGTCTGTATTCTTCTTTGAATTTTTTGTATAAATCATTTATTGGTTTGTTTTCTGTTTCATAATCAGTAACAATACATATTTCATGTCCTAATAAAAAGGTCAATATGTTTCCCCATTCATTAGAATCCTTCAAGCGCAATTTAATATAATGAATATTGTTCTCTGCTATCACCATGTATTTTTTATTATAATCAAAACTTTCAGGTAAAACTATATTATATTTATCCATCGTATAATCTGTGCGGGCAATATAAGGAAATAAAGAATCGAACCTTTTTATGATACGATCTATTGGATATTTGTTCACATTTTCCGGACTGTTATTAAAATGCAGTTCAATATGTTCAAAAAAATCAGATATTTTTCTTTCTATAGGAGACCGATACACATCAATCACAAATACTTTTTTTCCGATATACTCATTATAATGTATAATTTCATCAATCGTCACATCTTTTACCCCGGTCAATACGTATAATCCAATTTCATCATGCAAATGCGCTACTATAAACTTATTAGATCCAGATAATCTGATAGAAGATACTAAAGTAGTAGACCCAACTTTAATAGGCGTATAGACAAACACTACATTTTTAATATTTTGAATTTTTTTAGAAAATACTTTATCGTTTGCTTTTTTAATGAGTTCTAATTTTTCTGCGGTTATATGTTTCATAATGTTATTATGAAATATATTTATTTAAACTTTTTAATTTATTTATCGTCCTCCTTTGCGTGTTCCCCTGCGCCTACTTTTGCGTGTGCCTCTACGTCTACTTTTGCATCTATTGCACATGCAACCAGATGCATGTTTTCCCATACCTTTGCATTTACTGCACATGCAACCAGATGCATGTTTTCCCATACCTTTGCATTTACTGCACATGCAACCAGATGCATGTTTTCCCATACCTTTGCATTTACTGCACATGCAACCAGATTTGTGTCTTCGTCTTCCACCAGTTAAAGAAGTTTTATTACCCGAACTGGTTAAAGTGCTTGAATAATCTGAACTTGTTGTATTCATATATATTACATGAATATAATATTTTTATAAAAAAATGACTAAAGAATTAAAATGTTTCTTTTGTCGAAGGCCTGGCTCTCGGTTTTTTAGGCTTATCTGTGTTTTTACTTGCCACTTGTGACCACCCATCCTTAACGGAAGGGTCTCTTTTTTGCACAGGCATCTTTACTTCTGAACTCTGACTTCTAGAAATGCTTTCGTAATTATTACGGGTGGTCTTAAACTCAAATCTCGTTTCACACATCAGCTTTCCTCCTTTAATTCCAGACACATTTTGAGCTTGGTATTCATGAGCAGATCCTTCTGTGTTAGTTAACTCAAATTCCACATACTCTCCTTGCACCAAATATTTATACTGTTGACTATCAACCTTAATTGCACTATGATGAACAAAAATATCTGACCCCGCATGGTCTCCATCACTTACAGTAATAAAACCATAACCAGCTTTGTTGTTAAACCACTTTACCCGGGCAGTCAGACGAGAGGTTAACTCTGTGGTAGTTGTTTCGCATTCAACGGACATACTTTATAATCATATATAGGTACGTGTCTTTATATAGTTTTTTAAGAATATTTATTCAGGTAAGTAATTATCAAACATTTCTAATACGAATGAATAATCAGGGGTTTCTTCAAAAGTTAATTGTTTTACATACGTAAAATATTCTTGAAAAACCTCTTTTATATCTTCTCTTAAAATGAATTCTTCTTTTTTATCTTTGATTCTGTTTCCATTCGTTAGAAAAGGCGTTGTTTCCCATTCTAATTTGCCATAATACAAATAACACATTATATATCCTAAGGATTCTAAATCATCGCGACGGCTTAGCTCTAACAATTGATGAGAATGAATGCTAGCATAATTTGGACTTCCGATCAATTTATGAATCGGTTTCATCGGAATATGAATCCGGTCTTGTATGAATGTTTTACAAAACCCGAAATCTATTAAATAAACAGTATTATCATTTAATAAAAAATTATCTGGCTTAATGTCACGATGTATCAAGCCTTTTTCATGAACAGACATTATAATATTCAACATTTCAGTTCCGTATTTTATTGTATCCACGAGAGAAAATCGTCCATTTCGTTGCTTTAAAGTTTCTAAAGACACATCCAACAATTGAATGACCAAATAATTATTTACAGTATCTTTTCCAAACCATTTTACACTCGGTATTCCTTTAACATCTTTTAAATACTGATAAATATTCGCTTCATTTTTTAACAACTTTAATTGATAATGTATAGGCTCTACTTTTATCGCTACGAATTCTTTATTTCTTATATTTTTTCCTTTAAAAATAGTTCCAAAAGAACCAGATCCTATTTGTTCGATTATTTTGTATTTGTTTCCAATCAGCTCCATTCCTTGTATTATTATAATTATTTTAGATTATTATTACAAGTTTATAACATTTTAAATTCGTTGCAACCATTCGGAAACTTTGGACAACCTAATGCTTTACGTCCCTTGTTTTCTCCATCCCTTTTTATTGTTTTTGCAGTCATATCTAATCCACATTTACATTTAGGAGGATGTTTAATTGTATCTTGCACGTCTATATAACACTTTTTGCAATACGTACGCCATAATTCTGTTTTTTTTACAGGCATTTCTTTATCGCAACGGACACATAATTTATTAACAAGTTTATGTTCATAATTGTATTGGCAAGAGTTACATCTGATTTCCGAACCATTTTTTATAAAAGGATATCTACAATCAACGCATTTAATTATTTTTTTTTCACAATCATCGCAGAAAACATTATTTTCTGTTATATCAACGACCATAAATGTTGGACAGACACTCATGTCACATTTAATTATTTTATGATTAGTTTTACAAATTTTACATAAGTAAGGGTCTTGTTTTACATCTATGAATGTTTTTTCACAATTTTCACACTCACTCATTCCATATTTTTTTATCTGACAACATAACTCTTCATAATTATCATTTTTACATTTATTACAAATACATAACTTAACTTTTCTAATATCAGCAATATTTATATCACAACTATAACATATTTTAAAATTGCCTCTTTTTATTTTTGTTTGTATTTTTTCATTTTCTTTTTTTAACCTATTTATCTCATTTTCTTCCCTTTTTCTTTTTCTTTCTTCTTCATAATAACCGATTGGTTTACCTTCTTTAAACTCTTTTCGTTTTTCTGTTAACAACTTATCTGTTTCTTTAAATTTCTTCATTTCTTCACTTGATATTATTTTGTGTTGTGTTATGCATTCTGAACCAACTTGAAGTTTTATCCCGGAATATCTGTTTTCTACAATATGTATTTTTTGTAATTTTTCATAACTGCATATACAATCATGTTTGTTATGTTCATTTTCTGTACGAATGCGAGATAATTCGCCTCTATAAATAAAATCAGTATTATCATCCTTATTATCAAGTCTATATAATCTAATATCTGAAATATCATTCAAACTACGAATAATACATTTTGGATAAGACAATAAAAGAACAAAAGTCAATTTATCTGCCATCGTAGGTTGTATTTTTTTATTTTTTTTATAAAAATTAATTAATGGAGAATGAAAGAGGCTGTATTCTGTAGTGGTTGACAAAGAATATACACCTTTGTTAAAGCTATGGGCTTCTTCTATGTTGTCAATAACAAGTTGTTTTATTTCATGTAATGTAAAAGTTATTTTCAGAGTTTTATTTTTCTCTTCTATCATTTTAAAGTTTCTTTTAGTTTAAAAAAACTAAAAAACAAATCATTTTTTTTAGTTTTCAAATAAATATAATTATTTCTCAAGCGCATGGCTTGTTTTCACATCTTCATAAGCATATCGATAACAATAATGATAAAATAATTTTAATTTATTAATAACAAAGACAATATCGTCGTATCTCCCTTTTTTCTCTCTTAAATCATAAACAAATACATATTCTTTCAACTCTTCAGGAACTTCATTTTTTAATTCTTCAATCCAATCGATAGACTGCACGTCTTCAATAATAAGTATTCCATCATTTGTAAGTAATGGCGAATACAATTGAATCATTTGTTTCATGTCGTTTAATTTATGAGACCCGTCATCTATAATGATATCCATTTTTAGATTTTTATCTGCGAATTCTTTCACAAAATTTTCATCGTACGCATTAATAGAAGTATGTAGTATAATATTTTTATTATTTTGAATATCTTGCGGTATTTTTTTTCTATCCATATTATCCAAACCATATATTGTCGCATTTACAAAATATTCACTCCACATTTTTATACTTCCACCCTTGGTTACACCAATCTCCAAAACATTCTTAGCAGTTTCTTTTTTTGAACTAAACAATTTTTCATACAACGGTAAATAAGAATGGATTGTATTTTTATCTGTACGTGAATTATCCACAATTTCATACAAATACATATTATATATATTGTTACATAATTAAAAATTCTAAATACATCATTCTAGTATCGATTTAGCAGAGTAATTTACATCTTTACACATGTAACGCTTTACACATACAACGATTGATTCGTTGCCACAAATTTTAGTGTCATCGTAGGAATCTCGCGCAGTTTACTTAAAAGCTCAACGTTTCCACAAAGCTCTGCTACTTTTTCCATTTCATTCGAAATGTTATTGATTTTCAATAAAGCTTTTACAAATTCACCTAGAAAAACCCCTTTTTCATTTTCCAAGGTCTTTAATAAAAGCTTACATTCTTCCGCAGATTCACATTTACACCATTTATCTACGTAATTAATCAAGTCGAAATGTAGGTTATAGTCCATACCTGTGTTCATGTTGTATTTCAGTTCATCGGATTGATAGTCTGCGTACATTTTATGAACACCTTTTAAAACGTCCGACAATTCTTTATCGCATTTTGGAAACAAGTCTTTATATTCTTCCTGGATACTTACGTTTGTAAAACAACTAAAAAGACACACTAATAAAGTAGATGAAAAGGAATTTAATACATTTCCTTCCAATAAGGTAGCAAACACTAGACAGTGAACTTCTTTCAAATGCGAAGCAATCGTTCCTTTTAGTTTCAGTCTGTATTCATGTTGTTTTTCGATGAATCCTTTTTTTTCTAAAAAAACAAGCATATCCATAATGTTATTATCTATGTATTTTTCTGTATTACTCATTCTGTCTTCTAATTTATCGATGATATTCAATCGACTGTTGTATTTTTCAAGTGTATGTTTATCATTCTCAATATATTTATATTCCGATTGAATGGTTTGAATTTCTCTATCTGCTTCTTTGCGTTTTTTATTGACTAGTTCATTTCTTTTTCTAGTCAATTCAGAATATTTTTCTACTATATGTAATGGTGTTCTTAAAATCTTCAAACTATTTGAATTATCCATGTCATTTTTTAATTTGGCTATTTCATAATACATCTCTTTCAGTTCGTTGTCAATATCTCCTTTTATCATGCTTTTTCTTGCAAATTCAATAAAACGATTGTCGCCTATATCAATCAAGCTGAGTAACAAGTTATAAGATATTTTAAATTTAGATACAAGCGATTGCGGTTTTCCATTCATCATCGTTTTATAGGTAACCGAATCTATATTACGAAAAATATTATTCAAATGAATGACATGTCCTACAGTATCCAAGCCAAGACGACCTGCACGTCCTGCCGCTTGGGTGTATTCATGCGAATACAAAGGTCTTAAATTATCTCCGTCAAATTTATTCGCATCTGTAAAAATACTTGTTTTGACTGGTAAATTAAGTCCTACGGCAATCGTCTCTGTACAAAACAATAGTTTAATGTATCCTTTGACAAACAACAGTTCTACGATTTCTCTTAAAACAGGCAACAACCCAGCATGATGCATTCCGATTCCTTTTCTTAGTAATTGGACCATCTGGATGTACTCTGGTAACTGTAAATATTCCTGATAATTGGGCAATTTACGAATAATCATTTCGCATTCGTGGTCAATCGTGTAAGGAATCTTGCTGTCAAATTCCAACAGATTGGTGGTCACTTCTTTCGCGCAAATTTCCAATTGTTTTCTACTAAACACATAACATAATGCAGGCAGCATTTCCTTTTCTACTAAATATTTAGTAACTTGATTCAAGACATGTTGTCTTTTTACATGTACATTATGATGCTCAAATAATTTCAGCATCTTGTTCATTTTAAAATAATGTTCTTCCTGAAATTGTCCTTCACTCGTCTGAATAACAAAAGGCTGATTAATCATTTTTTTTATTTCTTCTTGTTGAGCCTTATCTTTAATAGCTTTGAAAACTCCTGAAGTCGTAGTAATAAAGCTATAATGCGTAAGCGGAACAGCTCTTACTTTTTTCGTGGTTAAATACACAGTCTTTTCTTTTGCTGCATCTTCCCCTCGTGTTTCCAACCAATACGCAAATTTTTCTGGGTTATCTAACGTAGCGGATAAACAAATCATCTGAATATGCTGCGGAAGCATCATTATGCTTTGTTCCCATACATGGCCTCTTGCAGGATCATTAATCATATGAATTTCATCAAAAACAACACATCCTAATTCTCGTTCAATATCCATTTCGAATGAAATGCTAGAAGTAACTGGTTTTAATTCGTTTTTGCTTTTAATTTGGTACAATTTATTTAACAAAATTTCAGTAGTCATAATCAAAACATCTGCGTCAGGGTTCGTTTTAATATCTCCTGTAATTAATCCCACCCTAATATGCGGATATTTTTGTGTAAAGTCATAAAATTTTTGATTGGATAATGCTTTAATAGGGCTTGTATAAATAACCTTTTTCCCTTTTGAAAAAAAATAGTCTAATGCGAATTCTCCGGGTAATGTTTTTCCCGACCCGGTTGGAGCGCATACTAGAACATGATTTCCGCTTACGATGGCTTCAATAGCCCACTTTTGAAAAATATGCAAGTCATATGGATATTTTTCAAAATATTGTTTGTTCTCGTTTGAATAATGGGTTAAACTGCAAACTTTTACCATGTTATATAAAATCCATAATTAGCTTTATATGGTTTACGATATGTATTTTCTTATAAAATGTAAAGCATGTTAGTATAGAAAAGTATAAATTCATAAAAATTAAACAAAAATGATAGTTTCTTTAAGTAGGTTAGATATATATTCTAAAAAATGAAAAAAAATTCCCAAAAGTATTTTCCGTTTTTCAAAAATGGACAAAAAAAATGTCCAAAAACGAAAAAGGCCAAAGAACTTGTGCAAAAAAAAAGTTTTGTGACCATAATTGAAAATTAGCGTCTGGTGACTAAAAAAATATTTTTCAGGTTGTGAGCATAATTTTTTTATTTATTTTTGTAAAAACAATTTAGGGATTTTTTCTGTTGATAGTGTAACAACAAATGGCAACGGATTTGTCCCAAAAAATCCCGATGGTTGGCTATTCTTGTAAAAATTGTGACTATAATACAAGCTGTTTAAAAGATTACAAAAAACATCTTTTGACACGCAAGCATACAAAATCAATAGAAATCCAGGAGCAACTTTTTCTAGCAAATTCGTTCGTTTGTAAAAATTGTCAAAAAATATACAAAGATCGTTCCGGGCTGTGGAGACATAAACAAAAATGTTCTGTGCCCTTTGCACAGCCATGTGTAAACGACAAAACAATCGATTTGACAAATTTAGTATTGGAAATGGTGAAGCAAAATCAAGAGTTGCAGCGCCATATTATTAAAATTTGTGAAACTGGTATCATTCAAAATTCACAAATCAATAGTAACAATAAAACATTCAATCTGAATTTGTTTTTAAACGAACAATGTAAAGATGCTATGAATTTAACCGAGTTTGTGGATTCTCTCCATCTTCAACTCACCGACTTGGAAAAAGTAGGAGAATTGGGCTATGTGAACGGCCTTTCCAATATTATTATCGACAACCTGAAATCCATGGAACTTCATAAGAGACCGGTTCATTGTAGTGATACCAAGAGAGAAACCATTTATGTAAAAGATGAAAACAAATGGGAAAAAGAAAACGAAGAAAAGGACAAATTAAACAAAGCGATTAAAAATATTGCAACCAAAAACATACGTCTTATACCTAAATGGAGAGAAACAAACCCTGAATGCATTCATAGTGAATCTA